CTAGAAAAGAAATCCCGTAAACCAGAAGACGTGTTCTTGCCAGAAACCATACAACGTTATTCTAATCTTGAATTTTGGAAACAATGGAACTAAATAGCTTAGTTGACGAGTGGAATTTCCGCAAATGTCGTGGACCAGAAGACGCTACTGTAGACCAGTTAACTGAAGCCTTTGCTTTCTTTTGTGAAAACTATGTTTATATTAAACATCCTAATAGAGGCCGCATACAATTAAAATTAAGGTTGGCGCAAAGAGAAACAGTACATGCTTGGCTAGGTAATAGAAACACTATAGTGCTTAAAGCTAGACAGATTGGATTCTCTACACTGGCTGCAGCTTATGCCTTCTGGTTATGTTTCTTTTGGCCAGACAGATTTATAGTCATGCTTTCTAAAACTGAGAGAGAAGCTGCAAAGCTATTATCTAAAGCTAAGTATATCTATAAGTTCTTGCCAGACTTTATTAGAATGTCAGGTCCAGAACTAATACAAAATAACGTTCTTAAGATGAGCTTTAATAATGATTCTGTGATTGAGTCATTGCCATCAGCTAATGAGCCTGCTCGTGGTGAATCCGTATACTTGGCTATAATCGACGAGATGGCCTTCTTGCCTAATCCGGAAGAAGCTTGGGCATCTATTGAGCCTATTGCAGACGTAGGTGGTCGAGTAATCTGTCTGTCTACTGCCAAGGGTGAAGGTAATATATTCTTTCAACTATGGCATGGTTCGCAAACTGGCACCAATAGATTTAAGGGAATATTCTTTCCATGGTCTGCTGCTGACAGAGACCAAGCTTGGTATGACGCGCAAAAAGCTGAACTACCAATGTGGCAATTGCATCAAGAGTACCCATCTAACCCAGAAGAAGCTTTCATCCGTTCTGGCCGTCCAGTCTTTGACATTGATGCCTTGCAGAGAATGCAAACAGAAGTTCCTAAGAAAGGTTTTAATAAGAAGCTTTCAGATGTTAGGAACTCCTACATGTTTGAATCTTCTGGTGGCCCTTTGTCCATATGGCAATTGCCGCAAGCTAGAGCGGTATATGCTATTGGAGCTGACGTTGCTGAAGGTCTAGCTAGAGGTGACTATTCTACTGCACATGTGATTGATGCTAAATCAGGACTGGTTGTAGCCCACTGGCACGGGCACGTAGACCCAGACAAGTTTGGAGAAGAAGTTCTTTATGCCCTTGGCTTCTTTTATAATGAAGCTTTAATAGGAGTTGAATCTAATAACCATGGTTTAACAACTTTAACATCTTTAAATAAAGCTAATTATATTAATCTTTATAGACAACGCAGATTAAACCAAAGACACGCAGAAGCCACAGAAGCATTGGGTTGGCGCACAACAACATTAACTAAACCATTAGCTATAGATGAACTTAATGCTAGTCTAAGAGATGGAGAGTTAGATTTAAGATGTGAATATACGATTGCTGAACTTAAGACCTTTGTTCGTGATGACAATGGTTCTACTCATGGGTCTCCACATGACGACAGAGTTATGAGTTTAGCCATTGCTCGACAAATGCTTAAGTATTGCTGGCTGCCAGAATACAGCCCAAAGACTGATGCACAATGGGGAACGTTAAATTACTTTGAGAAAAGGTTGATGAAACCTATTCCTACAGGTGAACGCGATTTAATAGGTCAACACAACTTTTACTAATGTAATGGTTTTAACTAGTATAATAGGAACTAATATGGAATGTCAGTCTTGTAACCGCCCGATTCAGTCAGATAATGACATTAAAAGGGAGCTTTGCTTTAAATGTCATGTCAAGGGTATTCGTTTTGGTTTTGTAAGTGTAGGATATGGTCAGTCTGAATGGAATGATTCAACTATTAGGGAGACTCAAAGAATGTACGAAGCAATGCCTGGTGTTGAAAAAATATCTACAAGAAAAGAGTTAATCTGATGCAGTGGTTAGTACCGGTAGTAGTTGCCCTTATTGGTGGGCCACTAGTTGTTGTAGTCCAAAACCTTAGAAAAGAAAACACTAGCCAGCACGCTGAAGCTAGAGAGTTGTTAAAGATGGTTGTAAGTAAAGTAGATAAGGTTGATGATAAACTAGATGGTCACATTTCGTGGCACATGGCAAAAGTTCGCAAACCTAAAGTTAAAAAAGATGAAATAATAATAAAGGCTGATTAATGAAAATACGTAAAGCTCCATCAATTAAATTAACCAAAATAACTAAAGGTAAAAAAATAGAAACACCTTCTGTTAAAGCTGCTAAAAAAGAAATAACAAAAGCAGAAAAAAGATTATCCACAGCTAAACAACGACTAGAAGTATTAAAGAAAGTAGGAAAAAAATAATGGCAAGCAAGAAACCAACAATGGCACAAGCCTATAAGGCAGCTGCTAAACCAAAAGACAAAGGCATCATAGGTGAAGGCAAAGATGTTCTTGGTGCAATGGGCAATCAAGTTAAACAAGACGCACAATTTGTAGCTGCAGTAGGCAAAGGTGCCGCTAAAGGCGCTGGAGCAATTGCTAAAGGCGCAGGCAAAGTTGCAGGTAAAGTTGCTAATGTAACCATTGGTGATATTGCATCTGCTCCACTTGATGTTGCAAAAAATGCAGCTAAAGGTGCAGGCAAGGTAGCTAAGTTTTTGTCTCCATTAACTTTACAAGATAAAAACATGTACAGTCCTAGAGCACTTGCTGCAATTAATAAAGGAAAAGCAGAAAGAGCAGCAGCTAAAGCAGCTGGCTCAGCTGCAGGTAAAGCCGCTGGTAAAGTTGCACCTAAAAAAGATAAATCTGGTGGAACCTTAATGGATTCATATAATGCGGCAGCTGCTGCAATAACATCAAAACGCGGTACTAAATCTCCATCTGCAGGAACACGTACTAAAACTGCAGTTGATAGAAACTATGCTAATTATGCAAGAGACAGAAAAGCACAAGGTCTTCCACCAGTTGGTCCACCAAGACCACCTGCACCTAAGCGAAATGACCCTGGCATGTCTAAGCCAAGAGGTGGAACTCCAGTAAGAAAAGACCCTGGTATGTACAAGCCAAGAGGAAAAGCTCCTAGCCAAAGTGGTGGAAGACCTTCAAAAAGAGGTTTATAAATGAAAAAGAAACAAAATCCAAAGATTAAAAAAGTAATGGACGAATGGAAGACTGGTACTTTGCACAGTGGGTCTAAGAAGGGGCCCATTGTAAAAAGTCAAAAGCAAGCAATCGCAATTGCATTATCTGAGGCTAAAAAAGCAAACCCTAGATTAAAGAAAGTTAAAGGTAAATAATGATTAACCCAGTAGTAACAAACGATTCACTAACCAGTGCTTCTGATTATCTTGAAATTGATTTATCATATACGGACAACGTAGCAATTCAAGTAACTGGAACATTCACTGGTACAATTACATTCCAAGCATCTAATAACGGAACAGACTTTGTGTCAACAACTGCTAGAGCATCTACTCAAACAGCAACTGCTACTGAAGTTACAACGACAACGGGTGTTGGAGTGTTCTATTTGTCAGGTGCTCGCCCTGCAAAACTAAGAGTAACAATGACTGCATACACTTCAGGAACTGCAGTAGTCGATGTCTTTACTTCGAGCATCCAAAGATAATGAAGGGTAATCCTGGATACGGGGTTATGAAGTCTACAACTCAAAAGGTTTGGGATACTCCTAACCCAAAAAAGAAATCAAAGAAGCTATCACCAGCTAAAAAAGCAGCAGCTAAAGCTTCTGCTAAAGCAGCAGGTAGACCTTACCCTAATCTAATTGATAATATGAAAGCTGCAAGGAAAAAGAAGTAATGGCTAAAACTGCTGCTTGGCAACGCAAAGAAGGTAAGAGTCCTACGGGTGGATTAAATGCTAAGGGCCGCGCATCTGCAAAAGCCCAAGGCATGAATTTAAAGCCACCAGTTACTGCTAAGCAAGCTGCTAAGTCACCAAAGTCTGCAGCAAGAAGAAAGTCATTTTGTGCAAGGATGGAAGGAAGTCCAGGACCAATGAAAGATTCTAAGGGAAGACCAACACGTAAAGCATTGGCGCTGAAGAAGTGGGACTGCTAATGGCAAAAGGTAATCCACTAGCAATAGCATTTATCATAGCTAAAAAAGCTTCTGATAAAACAGACACTGGCGAAGAATATATCAATGGTTGCCCAGCTGCAACACAAGATATAACTGTTAATCTTGAAAAGAGATACAAAGCAGTGTTAGCAGCTAATTACGGACCAATGAATCCAGCATTACCTAATGACAAATTTTGGAAAGATAAAGCAGCGCTATTTAA